GATACTAAAATTGATCCTACTATTACTGAAAACTGTTTTAAAGTTAAAAATCCTTCAAAAGAAGATATACAATCAGCTGTTGGTTCTGGTGGCTATGCTTCCAACTCTCAAGGAGCAATAAAGTATCCAGGAAAGAATTCCGCTACTGAAGGAGGAGTATGGGCTGCTAATCCAGTTCACGAGCAGTTACAAACTAGTATAACAGAAGTTCAAGAAAAATTATCTCCTATTGAAGCGAGAATGGGTACTGGAGGAGATGAAGAAGAATTTGTTTATAGAGATAAAGTAGAAAGTGTTGGTGCAACTTTTAATAATTACCCAAATATAAGAGTTGATCCTGAAGGTAGATCACAGCAAAATAGAGTTGCAGTTGGTAGACAAGTTACATTTGTAAATGTTGATAAATTTCCACATGTAGAAGAAGTTAACAATGAAAGTATGTTTCCTGTAGGTAATTATACTTTAAATGTTGGAAACAAATGGAATGTAATGGTAGGCTCTGGCGGTATACAATTAAAGTCTACCGGAGGGGTAGAGATAGGTGGTACAACTTTTAAAGTATCTGCTCAAAAGACAAACATACAATCAGCTCAGGGTATTAACATAACTAGTGAAAGTATAGTAGAGCTACAATCTAAAAATAATATTTCATTGAGATCTAATAGACAGGTTTATATTGAACCGGGTCTAGGAGTAGCTAACAATACTGTTGTCGGAGGTTCTAGCTATACAGAAGGAGAAGCTTATGTACAGCATATTACTGCTCCGGTTGAAATACAAAAAACTGAAGATGTAAGGTTGTTTGCTAAATTATTAAATGGATTAAAATTTAAAGCAGAAATAGACGGATTACCACGTGATCCATCAGGTGTAGATAATGTTACCATAACACTAAACGCTGATAGTAATTCAGATAGAGTAGAATGTGAACCTCATAGTCATCACTTTAAAAACATACCCCTTAGATTATGTGAGAGCAATGATGATGTAAGAGCTATAGCACAAGGAGAAGGAATTAATGTAGATGGTTATAAAGGTAGTGCGCAGTGTGTTGAGAATGAGTATAAAGTTCCAGTAACTGTTACTGATGAAAATAGTACAGGGTCGAGAGACGGTATAGAAGAAGCTAATCTCTTACCAAGAGGTTTATTTGTGCCACCTGGAACTAAACTACCTAATGATAGGCGTAGGGTTCAAACGGATGGTTTAATTAAAGAGCGATTCGAAGAGGTACCAAAAGAAGGAACAAAACCTATTTCTTCTACAGTATTGCTTTCAGAGCCTATGGAGGATCCAATTGCAGTTCCTACAATACCGGTTGTACAAGCTAATACTCAATCAGTACCTACCCAGTCGGCCGCTATAGCATCTGCACCAGCATCTGGAGGAAGTTCAGGAGGAAGTTCAGGAGGAAGTTCAGGAGGAGGCTCTAGTTATTAATTAACTTCATCTACTAAGCCTAAATTTAAACACGTCTCACTATCAAACCAAAGATCGTGTTTAAGAATCTCATCTAATTTTTTCATAGGAACGTTGGTATATTCCCTATAGATAGATTTTATAGTTTGCATAAGATGTTTATTATTTTCCATATCATCTTCTAGTTCATTATACTTTCCATAAGCACCCGAACTTAGTTGATGTATAAGCATCTTTGAATACTTACCCATAGATCTTTTATTACAAACTACTGATATAATAGTAGCAGCTGAAGCAGCAGCACCTTCAATAATAGAATGTACATTACTGTTTAAATTTCTAATTACGTCTACTGTAGCTAAACCGGCAAATAACGAACCACCGTAAGAATTTAGATGTAAATTTATAACAGGTTTAATATCTAAAAATACGTTAGTAATTGAGAGTTTTTTATCTACTTCATATAAGGCAGCGTTTAACTCTAATGCATTAGCTTCAGTAATATCACCATAAAAATATAAATTATTTTCTATACTTCTAGTTACTGCTCCTGCAGACGAAGGAGCTGCATTAATAATGTATTGTGGATTACTTTGCTCTTGTTGATCGTCTTGAGCTTCATCTTGATTTATATATTTCCATTTCATATTATTTTTTTGTAAATAGGTAACCTTCAACATAGACATAATCCATTTCAGTTTCATCCAACACTTTTAATGCATCTTCTATAGTAGTTAAAATAGGATAACCTTTCATATTAAATGATGTATTCAATATAACAGGTATTTCATCTCGTTTTTTAAGCTCTGTTAGTATATCATAAAACAACTTATGATCTTCTTCTTTTACTGTTTGTAATCTAGCAGTACCATCAATATGTGTAATTGATGGTAAAATTTCTCTATATTGTTTCTTAACTGTAGGAGCGAAACTCATATACTTTGATTCAAATACATCGTCAAAATACGTTTCACTATCTTCCAATCTACAAACTGGTGCAAAAGGTCTATACCACTCTCTAAATTTTACTTTAGAGTTAAGAATATCTTTCATATCTTTAATAGAAGGGTCACATATTATACTTCTATTACCTAGAGCTCTAGGACCTATTTCCGATTGACCTTGCAAGATGCCAATAATTTTACCATCTTTAATAAGATCTACTAACTTAACAATATCACATTTTTTTGCATTGCGTTCTTTTTTATATGTATCAAATTTATCTCTATCTAAAATATCAAAACCTATGTATGGGTCACCGGTTACTCTTGCTCTAGTATAATTTAAAAACTGACCTAGCGCTAACCCACAGTCATTAGGATAGGCGGGTACGTATAATTCGAGATTATGTTTTTTAAGGTCTTTAGCTAATGACTGATTAAACAAAACATTTAAAGCACATCCCCCTACTAATATTATATTTTTAAATTTACCTGATAATTCACGTTCTTTATTAATTACTTCTTGAATAATATCAGAAGCAAACATTTCAAATACGTATTGTGAAGTTGCAGCTAAATCGTAACCTACTTGACCTTTTATTTTATTAATTCCTAAATCTAAACCTATCTCTTTTCCTAATCTATATAGAGCATCTTTATCACCGTAATAATCCCCACTTTCATAATATGTTATCATAGGCTTAACCCACTCTTCTTTAATATGACCATAACCACATAATCCCATTATTTTACCTGAGTATACTAATGAGTTTTCATCGCAATCCGGACCTGCTTTAATTTCTGAGATACATTTAGCTAGGTGACCATATGGTATACCTAGAGACATATTAGATTTACCTACAGATTTAATAGTGTTATTACTACCAACAAACACCTTCGTATAGGTAGTAGTTTGAGAAATTTTTTCGTCTTCTATATCCTCTTCAGCATCTACTTCAATATCTAGACCTCCTCCGTCAAATGATAATATAACTGCGTCGTTAAAGTTAGAAGTATAAAAGCCACTAGCAGCATGTGCTTCATGATGAAGCATTAAAAGATATTTAGCATTAGGAAAAAATTCTTTTATTAATTCTTTATCATTTAAATCCTCATCGTTATTATTTAAAGCAGGATCAGAATGTAGAATAAGTTTAATTTCACCTTTTAAATCCTCTTTTATATACTCTAAGAAAGATCTTCTCTGTAAATCAGTAGTGCCTAAACCTTCTCTATTCTCCATTGTTTTTGTAAAGCTACCATAACGCTGCTTTACAAATCTTTCATACTCTAATACTTTTAATTTGTTATTTTTATCTATATAAGTTGCAGCTGTATCATGGCTAAGATAAAGACTGAGTATATTTGTTCCTTTAATTTTATTTTTTAACCTTGACATGATGCACAATTAAGAATATTACGAGCTAACTCTTGAGCAGGGTTAGCGCTTCTCTGATAGTATAATGACTTAATTCCACTTTGCCAGGCATAAATTAACAATTCGTTAACTTCACGCGGCTTTGTATTAGGTGGTATCATTAAGTTTAGAGATTGACCTTGGTCAATATATTTTTGTCTCATTGCGGCTTGAATAATAATTTCTTTTTGAGATATCTCTCCAAAAGTCTTAAAAACATCTTTTTCTTCTTCGGATAAAAACTTTAAATGTTGAACACTACCTCCGTGTGTTAAGATACTTTTCCATGTAGTTGGGTCATCTTTATCTTTTTCTTTTAATAATTTTACAAGATGTGGATTACGATAAGTAAATTTACCTTTAGCTAAATCTTTTACAAAGTAGTTAGAGTTTAAAGGTTCAACTGATGGTGATATTTGACCTAGAATAAATGAACTACTAGTAGTAGGAGCAATAGCCATAGTAGTTGAATTACGAATTCCATAACCCTTACATAATTCTGGCTCGCCAAACTCTTTTGCTAGATCAGATGTTGCTTTATCACATCTATCTTTCATCAATACAAATATTTCTTGATTGATACCTTTAGCTGCTAAGGATTCAAACGCTATCATTTTAGATTGAAGATATGAATGCCATCCTAGAACACCTACACCTAATGCTCTTTGCCTTACAGCAAAGTTATGAGGAGCTTCCATATATCTAACTCCCTCTGTCTTTTGAATAAATTCAGACATTACAGCATCTAAAAAGTAAACTAATGTTTCTATTGCGTCTGTCTCTTTAAGATCATCCCAGAGAGCTAAATTAATTGATGATAAATCACAAACAAAAGATTCATCTTCATCTGTAGATAAGAAAATTTCTGTACAAAGGTTACTGGCATGTATCTTTTTATTTTTATCTTTATAGACTTGAGGAGCGTTATTGTTTGCTGTATCCGTCCAAAAGATATATGGATAGCCTGTTTCATATCTCTTTTTAATAATCTTAGCCCAAAGCTTACGTTTATCTTTATCTCCATCTACTACAGATTGCATCCATTCATCAGTAATGCAAACTCCGAAAGATAAGTCTTGAATAGGATCGCCTTCAGATCTAATACGCATAAACTCTTCGATATCTTTATGATCTACTGGTAAGTAAGCTGCAAATGATCCACGTCTAACATTGCTTTGTGAAACATAGTTTATTAGAGCATCAAACACGGTTAGTTGATGATGTACACCGGTGGCTGTTCCTCCTGATGAGATAGGCGCACCTCTATGTCTAACTGCTCCAAAATAACCAGAAGTACCACCTCCTACTTTAGACATAGTTCCTATCTCAGATACTTTAGTAAGAATTTTTTCCATATCATCAGGAATAAAACTACCAAAGCAAGAAATAGGTAACCCCCTCTCTTTACCAAAATTTGACCATATGGGAGAAGATAGAGAGTAATAACCTCTTGACATATAGTCAATAAATTTATCAGCAAACCCTTTAATATTTAAATACTTCTCAGCTGTCTTAGCTATTGTTTCAATTCTTTCTTCTGCAGTTTCTTCTCCTTCTAAGTACCCCCTCTTAAGAAATTTTCTTGAATCAGCATTAAGCCAGCTATAATTTTTCATATTAAAATAAATCGTCTTCGTCAAATGATTGGTTCTTTTTAGAGTATTCAGTAGGTCTAGTATGAAAGAAATCTGCCATATTGTTGCCCATTAATTCTTCTTCAAACCACATTGTATCCTCTAATGCGCTGTTATCCATCTCAAATGGAGCTTTAAATCCTATTTGTTCTAAAGAATTTATAATCCTATTTTTAATAAAACCTTTAAGTAGAGTAGCGTTTAAACCTTTCTCTTTATAACCATTAACCATCCAATCAACTATATTGCTTTCAGCTGTTAACGCTTCTTGAGCTTCGTGTAAAATTCTTTCTTCTAATTCTTCATCAAATAGCTCCGGGCTTTCTTCTCTTATAGTATTAATAATTTTTATACCTACTAATGCATGAATATTTTCTTCATTTCTAGTATATTTAACTTGCTGGTCAGTATCTTTAAGTACATTTTTATTTCTCGCAAACCAATTTATAACATAAAATTGTGAAAAGAGTGAAACATTTTCAACGAATAGAGTAAACAATATAAGGGCATATAGATATTGCTTCTTACTGTTCTTATAAAATTTATGTGTATATTTGCGAAGATAATTAACTCTACCTTGAATCCATTCTAGCTTTAAGTTCTCTTCAAAGACCTCTTCTAATCCTAATATGCTTATTAATCTTTCATAAGCATTATTATGAATTACTTCAACATTTGCCATTACAAAACCAAGATCAGATAAGGAAGGATGAGGTAAATTTTCCCCTAACTTTGCCCAGAACGTTTTTACTGCTACTTCAATCTGACCTATAGCAGATAAAGTACGGACGATTATCTCTCGTTCTTGATCACTTAGTTCAACTTTAAACTGTTGAATATCAGATTTAAATGAAAACTCTTTATCAGTCCAAAACCCATTGTGCATCGCTTCTATGAACTGATCTGTCCATGGATACTTATTAGGTTTTCTAGATAGCTGCTCTGTGAATATAGTACTCCCGTCCATTATCTAATTAATGTATATGTTATACTGGGATAGTACTTTTTAAGCCGCCATGAGGTAGAGAATAAGTTTTAACATGCTTCTTACCAGCCGATTCAACGGTCACAGTCATAATACTGCCTGAGACGTATGGTGATGATATAATATTACCGCCTACCGTAATAACTCTATATAACTGTCCTGTACCTGCTTCGAATATCTTTACTGTACTATTCGAGCCCTGCTGTGCGATAAATTGTTTAGTCTTGTTCATAATCTCTTATATTATTTATGAAAGCAGCTACCTCTGGATCGGATTTATGTGTGGCAAAATTCAAAGTATTTGATATTTTTTTAGCAGTTTGAGTTGCTTTAATTTTATGAAATTCTATTAGATCTACCATTTCACGAGAATCAACAGCTGGCATGCCATCTTCTTCTACATTTAATATGTTTCTTATCTCTTGAATAGAGTAACCCTTATTCAAATAGTTCTTAGCTTTTTGAGTAATAAAATATTTTTTTAAATTTTCTTCGTCAATATAATCATTAGTTTTCTTTTCATAATAGTCTTGACCATATGTATAGCTCTTTCCAGTAATAGAGCAGGTTATTCGTCTACTTGCCATAATATTATTATAATCTATTCCCAAGGAAAAACAATCCACTTATCTTCTGGTACAACACTTCCATAGTGATCTAGATATTTAGTATGTTTAGGCTTAGTAAAGATGCATGCTTTTTTATGCTTTATACCTCCTGAAGTTAGCTTATTGCTAAGCCATTTCATAGTTTCACCGGTATCACATATATCGTCTACTAACAGTAATTTACTGTCTTGATTGAATTGAGTGATCTTTAAATCATGATTTACATGCAATTCGTTTTTTTTGTCCCCGTTATATGAACTTACACTACAAGTTATTAACGGTAAATCTAATTTATAGCTAATAATAGTAGAAGGAAATAAACCGCCACGTGCAATACCTATTATATGAGTAAAGCTATGCTCTTTAGCTCTTGTAGCTATCAAACGTGACATAACATTTATCTCATCAAAAGAAAACTTTAAAACTTCCATACCGTATTATATAGTAAATCTTATTTTTTTCAATAAATATAAACGTGGGCAACGACTACGAAAATATACAACGAATTTATGAAGAAGGTTATAGAGGCCTTTCTATGCAACCTCTAGTCAATCCTAAGTATCAGTCTATTCATGCAGCACCTGGTTATTCTATTAGAAGGGGTACTCTACCTTACCCGGGTAAAGAAGATGCATATGAATTAGGAGTGGCTGGTAACTATCAAGTAGGTACTGCAGTAGCTGTAGATGAAGAAAAACCCACAGACGTAGAGAAGGCTGAAATTATTAACTTAGATGTTTTAAAAAAGCTAGAAGAGCTTCAAAAAGTCGCTGACGGAGATGGTATGAATTATGCTATCGATCTGTTGGCTAAATTGAAAAATCATATTATTTCTCTTTCTCAATAGGGTATACTTTGTTAAGTAGTATGCTATTAACTAGATAGATAAGATAGCAACTGCTACTGCTATACAAAGCAAAAAGAATATTATTGTAACTGCTAGCATAAGTTCCGATTATAAGGCCAGTCCAGAAGCCTGTGCACAGAGAGCAGTTTAACAATTCTTCAAAGAATTTTATTTTTACTATTTTAACTCGTATAAAGTTAAGTATTTTAGCCTCCATTAATATGTAACAGAGGCCATAAGAAGCTAAAGTATAAAATAATAAATCAGCCATTTAAAAGCTGCTGATCTCCATCAATAGTATTGACTGCATCTCCCATCAACTTAAGCTCTTCTTTTTTGACAATAATAGTGTTACCGTCATCGTCAGTAACTTTGTAATGATCTTCGTCTATTTTTTCGACTACTGGGCATCCAGTACGACCACAACAAACTTTTACTTTATTTTCTGTCAACCTTTTAATCATATAATTATTTATTTAAAGCTGCTTGTAATGCACTCTTAATTTTATTTTCCGAACGAGCATCAGGATCATCTTTTCTCCCAGGTGAAATCTCTCTATGTGTAGTTACAGTAGAAAGATCTGTTGGCCAGCCCCATTTTTCAAATCTTGGTAGTAACCATTCTACTGCTGATGATACTTCATCATCTGTTAATTCTCTTGTATGGGTATTACCACTAAAAGATAACCCTAACAAGAAACCGTTGCAGTTAGTTCTGCCATTAAAGCTAGATTTACCTGCATGCCAGCATCTACGGTCATCATCTGCAAATACTGTTCGTTCACCGTTAGTATCAATAATACAGTGATATGATACTTGAGACTTTGATTGACATATCCAGCTTACAGACCCAGCATAAGAACCTGAAGAATGGTGTAATACTACCCCTTCAGGTCTAATTCTAGAAGATGATATATTAGGAGAAGGCTTACTAACTTCAGGATATGTTCCATCGACGGCACTTGATGTGACCTCAACCACTGCGGGTTCTTTACTTAAGCCTAATGCTTCTGAAATAGTTTTTGCTGTGTTAGGTCCATAAGCACCATCAGGAAGGGAATCAGTTTTTTTCTGAATAATTTTAGTAAGATCTTCTTTAGTAAATCCTAATTTACCTATAATCTTTAACGCGGTATTTTTTCCGTAAACACCATCAGCTGTAGCACCTACAGCTTCTTGAATTTTTTTAGTTGTATCTGTTAATGACATAAAAGTATTTATTAAAAAAGTTGTAAAATGTTACATCTTAGATAAATACTTTTATGGATATGATACTTGAATTCATTAGTGACAAACCTTGGTTTGGTCTAGTAGCTGCAATTATTGCTGCAGCAGCTGCTTTTTGTGCAGCAACTCCAACCCCGAAAGAAGGTACTTGGTTTTCTAAAGCTTATAAAGCGGTAGAATTTCTAGCTCTTAATATCGGTAAAGCAAAAGCAAAAGCTGTTGCTGAAGAGACTGTAAAAGGTGCAGTTACTGATGTGCTTAAAAAAGCTACTAAAAAGAAAGCTACTAAAAAATAATTAACCATGGCTGGGGGTTTGATAAAAGGCGTGTTACGTGCTTTAGTTGCTTATTTAGAACTAAGGAATAAAACACATTATCATCGCGTAGTCACTGAGTCTAGAGATAAACAGAAAAAATTAATAAATGAAATTGAAACATTACGCACTGCTGGCGACGTCAATTCTAATGATAGGGCTGACATCTTGCGGGACGAGCTCCTCGACGAAAAGCGGCACCTTGAACATCTATCAGCCTTCTACCTTAAATCTGTCGAAGGGGATACCGATTCAAAGTAAAGATGGTGTATACACACCTCAGACAGATGAAGTGTGGCATTCTGATACTCGTTTTAGAAAACTTGAAAGACAGCTCTACTTTAAGCCTACTTCAGGCAAGTAGTTGAGTACTAGAGTAGATATAGTATAATATACTATATGAGTAAAGGAGATACACCACGACCGCTTTCTGTTTCGTATAAAGAATATAGTGATAGATATGAAGCTATATTTGGTAAAAAAGATGACATAGAGGAGTTATCTATGACTGAAGAAGAAGAAAAAGAAGCAGAAATCCGTATGAATGTTATAGGTCAAAATGGTAATGATGGTCTTCATTATGATAAACTAGATGAAGAATCTTGAATATATCTTTCCACAAGATCTTAAAATGTGGGCAAAGAGTGCAGGTCGTAAGTTTTTAGAAGCACAAGAAAAAATTAACATCTTATCTACAAATAAAATTTCAGCTAGCGCGTACTGGGATGAAAATGGAGATGTTGCAATAGTAACAGAAGAAGGTAAAATATATACATATGGCAAAACAAAGTAATACTCCTTCTTGGAAAGTAAGCGATAAAAAACCTAAAAAAACTAGACAAGGTATTAGTAGAAATTCTAAAGGACATAAAAAATACCGTGGACAAGGCGGTAGATCAAAACGTCGAGATAAGTAGTTTATACATTAAAGACACATAAATATTGTTATGGTGAAAGCTATAACAATATTTTTATGTATACTCTGCTCTAACGTTATTGCTAATGATGTAGTTAATCATAGCAGAGAGATTGATAAGTTAATAGCACAAGATTTAAAGAATAGAAAAGTAGAGATGCCGGTCGTGGCATCTAGTTTTGTTTTTGTTAGACGTGCTTATTTAGATATAGTAGGGAGAATACCTACATATGATGAGACTATAAAATTTCTAAGAAGACCTGATCGTAAAAAACTAATTGAAGATTTACAAAATTCAAAAGGATATACTGAAAGTATGTTTAACTTTTATGCTGATTTATTACGTATAAAAAGAAGATTATCTAATAATATAGATGGTGATACATATATAAGCTGGGTTAAGCAGCAGATTGAAGGTAATACAGCATATGATGAATTTATTAAAAAGTTATTAACTGCTAAAGGCAATATATGGGAAAATCCTGAAGTTGGTTATTTTCTCAGAGATGAAGGTATGTTACTCGATAACGTAAGTAACACATTTCAAGCCTTCGCAGGCATGAATATTAATTGTGCACAATGTCATGATCATCCTTTTGATGACTGGACTCAAATGGATTATTATAATATGACTGCTTTTTTTACTCAGTTAAATACAAGAGGTAGTAAAGAAAATAGAAAACAGTTTCAGAGATTAAAAAAAGAAGCTGAAGAATTGGATAAAGCTGGTAAGAAAAAAGGAGCTATAAATGTTGTGGGTCAATTCTATCGACATGGCTATCAACATACAATAGTTGAAGAGCAGGACAAAAGGCTCAAACTACCTGATGATTATAAGTATAGGGACGGAGAGCCTGGGGAGACAGTTAAGGCTGAGACTGCCTTAGGTGATAGAGTAAAAGAAAAGCGTAAGAGACAAGGGCTAAGAGATAATTTTGCTAATTGGATTATAAGCGATAATCATCCAACGTTTGCAGCTAATATAGTTAATCGATTATGGGATAGATCGTTTGGATTTCCTTTAATAGATAATTTAAATGAAGTAGCTTTATTTGACGAGCTTAAAGAAGGCCGAAATTTAAGATTGACTGAATATCTTATAAGCGTAATTAAAGAGGTAGATTATGATTTAAAAAAGTTTAATTCTATACTATATAATACAAAATTTTATCAAAGTAAAACAGATCCTGAAAATAGCTTTAGAGGTCCAGTTTTAAGAAGAATGACAAGTGCACAGCTTTGGGATTCTATTATAACATTATATCAAGGAGACCCGGATAAATGGTATCCAAAAGATAGAAAAGAAGATTATATAACTCTATTTTCTAATTTAGAGTCTATTACTGCTTCACAAGCATTAAAGAAATGGGATGAATATAGAAAAATAAGAGGTAGTTATTATGAAGGTGCACCTAAAATTAAAGGTCATCTTGTAGTTAGATCTTCACAAATTTTTGAAGGTAAAAATGCAAACTTTATGAGAGAGTTTGGTAGGTCAGATAGAGAATTAATAGAGACAGGAAATGAACAACCTAATATAACTCAAATTTTAAATTTAATGAATGGTAATGTTACAAAAGCATTACAAAATAATAGTGGGTATGTTGCTAATAAAGCAAAAGACATGGATAAAAATATAGATATAAACGTTATTTTTATATCATATATAGGTAGAGCTCCAAACGATAAAGAGAGAGAATTATTTAAAGACTCTAGCTTTGAAGATATTGTATGGGTATTAATTAACACGCACGAATTTAAACTTATAAGCTAATGAACAGAAGAGCATTTATACAAACCTTAGCAGCATCTACTTACGGTCTAAAGACATTAGATGCTAATGATATACCTATAGCTTCTAAAGCTAAAAATATAATTTATATTTGCTTAGATGGAGGAATGAGTCATATTGATTCATTTGATCCTAAAGATGATAAAGAAATAATGGGAGATACTACTAAAATAAGTACTAATGTTAGTGGTATAGAATTAGGCAGTCGTTTACCTAAACTAGCAGAAGTAGTAGATAAGATGTCTATTATTAGATCAACAAAGTCTAAAACAGGAGCGCATGAACAAGCTCAATATTTAAACAGAACATCATATAGACAGATAGGTTCTATAGTACATCCTAGCTTAGGTTCTTGGGTAGCTCATATACAAGATAGAAAAAAAGATATACCAGATTATGTTTTAATTTCTGGTTCATCTGCACATCCTAATTCCGGTTTCTTACCGAAAGTAAAATCACCATTACCAATTATCGATCCTAACGGTGGGTTAAAAAACTCTAAAATAGATAATAAACTACAAGAAAGAATGCGTATACTAAGAGAGCTTAACAGTAATTTAAAAGCGCCTCTAGCTTCAGAGTATAATCAATTTTACGATAATACAGTTAGATTTTTAAAATCTAAAGATTTAGAATTATTTGATTTAACAAAAGAGAATCCAGCTGCTAGATCTAGATACGGTGATACAAAATTAGGTCAAGGTTGTTTATTAGCTAAAAGACTTATTAAAGGGGATATTAAGTTTATTGAAATAAACAATGGAGGCTGGGATACCCATGTAGATAACTTTACTAAATTAGATAATAAACTTAAAGAAGTAGATGACGCTTTAAGTGCTTTAATTTTAGATTTAGACAGTGAAGGTCTATTAGATACAACATTAATAGCACTGGTAACAGAGTTTGGTAGAACCCCGAAAATAAATGTTAACGAGGGTAGAGATCATCACCCATCATGTTATTCAACTGTGCTTATAGGCGCTGGTGTTAAAGGTGGTTATGTAGCAGGGGAGACAAATAAATCAGCTTCTAAAGTAACTAAAGATCCTTATACCATATCTGATATTAATGTTACTATAGCTCACTTATTAGGCATACAGACAGAAAAAGAAATCTTCTCTCCTAACGGACGACCGTTTAAGGTAGCTAATAAAGGTAATATAATTAAAGATATCTTGGCATAAAAAAAACGCTCCTGTTTCCAAGAGCGTTTTTTGTGAGGGTTATTAGGTTAAATTAAAACTCAAATGATACTCCAAGCCTAAGCTCTGTATCATTATCTTCAGCTTCAAAATTGTAGCCAAATGTGTATGTAGCAAAGACAGATTTACCATCTCCAACTTCATACGATACACCAGCTCCAGCTCGAATGTCGAGCTCTATATCATCAGTTTCGATCCAATTAAGTCCGAGACCTCCAATAGCAGAGACTGTGGTTCCAAAAACTTCTGTTACATCATAAGATGCACCAAGATCGAAGTTAATATCACCATTACCAAAGCCAACAGCTGGCTTAAGATCAACCTCTACACCTGCAAGGGCAATAGGAGCTGTAGTACCAACTACAAGATTGAAGTCGCCATCTTTTTTGGTTACTCCGACACTATAATCGGTAAGTTCCACACCTGCTACAGTTGCTGCTGCAGCGGGTCCAACAAGGGCCGCAAACGCAAGAGCAGTTGCAGCGAGTAATGTAGTTACTTTTTTCATATTAATATTTATTATAATATTTAAATTTTAAATTGCAATAACTTATTATTCTTTATTTAAGATGGAATAACGTAATTATTATCAGGTATTGGAGCTACCGTTGGGTTAGTTATAACAGAATTAATTTGTGAAGCAAATACCTGATCCCAATGACCTGTAATAGGTGATATAAGAGATAATAATTGAGCTTTAGTCCAGGAACCTTCTGCTTTAGGTGTAAAATCACTACTTAAGCCAAATGTACTAGAATTAATAATTGTTGAAAATTCTGATTGATAAAATGAAGCAGATCCAGAAGTACCGTTTGTATATGTCATTCCTAGCTCCCACCTTACTACTTTACCTCCACTGATGAAAGGTATTGCTGTATTAAATGATCTTGTAATAGCCATATATTTTTATTTAATTAGTGCTAGCTAATATATTAGCATTACGCTCCATTCTCTTAACTACCCCGTCTCTACCTTTGAGCTTTCTACGTTTATATTCTTTATGATCTAAATATTCATTTGCTGCTTTTATATTTTGACCTTTTTGTAAAAGCTCTACCCAATTCATACTAGATAAGAGATCTCCCCTATAGCTAATGTCAAGTAATACCGCTGCTTGTTTATCTGTTAAATTATCAAATGTATTACCAAATATATTTTTTACTCTTTCTAAATGGTAACTAAGTCTTTTATCAAAAAGCCTTTCTGCAAATTCTGGAGATATACTTCTACCATATTGTTTAACCCATTTATTTTTAGCTCCTTTAGAACCATCTCCTATTTTGTGACCTATGCCAATTGTATAAATACCTACATCATCTGTATAAGGCTGTAAGAACTTTCTATTTCTAGGATCACTTATGTCGCTTCCGTAAATCTCTACAGGTTTTATTAAGTCTCCAGCTAATTTTAGTATATCTGATTTAGATCTATCAGGCGGAGTATCTTGTACATTTGGTATAGATTTTTTTACTGATTTAGGCTCAGGTGGTGTATATCCGTTAGTATCTCTAACTTTATATTGTTTTAAGAATTCATCTGCGACTCTATGAAAATTAGATGATGAAGGTGTAATATCTTCTATTCTTTCAACCGCATCAATTTTTTGCTCGATAGGCTCAGGTCTATTATCTAAATAATTCTGTATCTTGTCTGCAGAGAATGGAGCAGATCCTATAGCTAATAAGCCTAATACTATTTCTTTCATACCTTCGTCGAGTTGTTCTGACACACATATATTTATTAAAGAGTACTAATTACTCTCGTTTATAATCGTCTTCCAATCTTACTATATCATCTTCTCTAAAATATTCACCCGTCTGAGTTTCAATAAAGATTAAATCTTCTTCGCTTTGACATGACACTCTATGTGGAGTAAATCTAGAAATATATAAACTCTCCCCCCTCTCGTACACTTTACAATTATCACCATGACGATCTAATTGAACATAAGCTTTACCTTGAACTATAACCCAGTTCTCATCTCTCTTATTATGATACTGTAAACTAAGTCTTTCACCATTTTTTACAATAATTCTTTTTACTTTATAATCAGGGTCATCAATTAATATTTCAAATGATCCCCAAGGTCGTGTTTCAACATAATTTGGCATATACTATATTATATGACAGTTCCTTTATGGTGGAGGTGAGGGGAGTTGAACCCCTGTCCATTAAGTTGTCATAACAACCGTCTACATATTTAGATATATTTGATATTAAGGGTATATGGTTATATCAACCACCCTACATTTTTTTAATTAGTAATGCTCTAATTTAGCCTTATATTATGTTAATCGCTATATTAACAACTCATTGCTATACCCAAACACTTTAATGAGAATCCATGTTTGTTTTCTACGCGGCTAAAAGCGCTTCTTCTTGAACCAAGAATGCATCTGGGTTGTTGAAGATGGCTTCTGCTTCCGCAAGAAGGTCTGCTTCTTTTTGTTCTGCAGTTATGTAAATAATCGGCTTTTAACGTGGCCAACCGATCAACCACGATATGCGAGCTATAAATCCAATATAATGTCGAATCCATGGCACCCCCAATTTATTTAATTATTAGATATTACAGGCTTGCGTAAATCTAATAAATTTGTGCATGTACAGGATAGGACTGAACACCCACATGTTTTATCACACTCACATAGTGAGTTAAAGATTACTTTTTTTTCGCCGGTCCTTTACCTTTTTTAGGTCCTTTACCTTTTTTAGGTCCTTTACTTTTACCTTTACCATCTGGACGTGGACGTTTACCTTCAGGCTTTGGTCCGCCTCTACGTCTTTTCATAGCTTCAGCAGCAGCTTTCTTTTCTTCTGGTCCAATCTTACCATCTCCATCTTTATCAAACCTCTTTAGAAAATCAGCTTTTCTAGCAGCCATGGCTTCTTTACGCTCAGCTTCATCTAATTTACCATCACCATTTTTATCGAATTTTTCAATCCACTGTTTAACACCTGGCTTACCACGATCTTTTCTTCCTTCTTCCTTTTCAGGAGTACCGCTTGCTACTGCAAGCCCGGCTAATACTGCGATTATCGCAAATAGTTTAATTTTCATATACCTATTTATTATACCATAATGTTCACATAATGCTACTATGAAGATAGCTGTTGAAGCCTTTTCTTTGGAATATCTAATCCGGATACTATAGTGTATAGTCTAAGACTATCTTTATTATCTTCATATATACCTCTATGTACAGTAGCTTTAGGACATACAGATCCGAGTGTATCAAAGCCATAAGATAGGCTATCCATAAGACCTGGAGTATTTTCCATAATTTCTTTACTACCGATAGCTACACAAGCTGCAACTTTTGCGTCAGCTAAATCAACATCAGTTAATAATGTCTTTTCTAAGTTAGACTTTATAGCAGCAGATACCTTTTGCTCATCATCAAACTCTTTAAGTTTAGCTACACCAAGTACCATGACACCACCACATCTTAATACACTTGAATAATCTGTTGGGTCAAATGAAGTATATGGTGATGGGTTACTCGTTAGAACATTGAACACATGAAAGAGGCCTGATATAGTATTATTAACTGTAGGCCAAAATTGCTTAACAGTTAGACCTCTATATAGCTTTTCAATTTTAGAATTATCAATAATAAGGAGAGGTGAAATAGAACCATTCTCTGCATACTCACCCACTGTCTTCAAAACCTTATGTGCATTAGTGGAGACTAAGGGAGACGTAGCTTCTCCTCTAGTTGGTAGTGACATTACTACACCAACTCTTTCGTCTGGGTTATCATGTCCAATATACTTCATATACTTCTTAGCAATATCAATTAGTACTAAAGAAGAACCTGAACCACTTCCTCCACCGGCTCCGACGCAGACATATAAATGGCTTACATTATTACCATATACCTTACGCATTAAATCAAAAATATTCTGCTTATACTTATTGGCAGCCTCATATCCTTTCTCCATATCTTTACCAGCACCTTGCTCACCTACATCTAAGAGAAGCTTTTGAGCAGCTGGAATATCTAAACCATCTAAATCGTGGTGCGATGTATTAACAGCTAAACACTTCTTATAACCTCTATCGTAGAAGGCTTTAGCAATTCTACCTCCTCCTTGTCCGGATCCTATCCATGCAAATATCTGTGAACCACCAGACTCGTCTTCTACTGCAGTCTCTTCTTCCTCAGGTATATCAAAATCTTCTAAATCAATATCTGGAATTTCTAAATCTGGAATGCTATCTAATACAGGAATATCCTCTTTTACTTCTTCGTTTGTTACATCTTCGTCGCTCATATAATATATTTATTTGAAAACTGGATCAAGCAAGAGATCAACAAACCTTTTTATGGTCTTATATATTTTTGATTTGGTAGTAAAGCCCCATCTTGTCGGAGCATCTTTACGTATAAAAGATCTAAAGTCAGTACCCATCTCTGATTGTCTAGCATACCAATCACATACCATTTCCGCTACCTGAGCGTCATTCATAGCGCTAATACCATCAACATGGTATTCAGGGTGGTGATCATTAGTTTGTTGATGTTGATGTATAGCTAATTTTAAAGCCTGCTTATCTTCATCTCTATGGAGAGTATCCCACTCTATGCCTTGAAATTTAGATAAGTCATGCTTACTACAACGTTGTAAAAGACGTCTTGCTAAATCTAAATCATTTTCTGTTTCAGCATTATCTATAAGTCTAGTAGCTAGTTTAAATGCTGCTGCTCTTACTGCTTGTACATGCTCCCAAACAGATAATAATCTACGTCTATAGTCTTCCCTTATTTCGAGGGGTAGAGTAGCTGATCCATCGTTTGCATCCTTATCCATAACATTAGATAATTGCGCCTCCTTGTAGTGTGTATATATTATGAGGATCAGTCATATATATATTTATTCGAATAAACTAAACCCAAGGTGGTGATATAGTAGTTTCTTTTACTTCTTCTTCTATTATATTACCATCTTCATCTATCTCTGGTATACCGTCTCTTATAAGCTCGCAAGCTATCTTTACACCAAAAATAGATATACCTACTATAAAAATTATAAGAGATAAAATTATACCTGCAACAAAACCTAAAGGTACAACTACGAGACAAGGTATCAGCAGTAAGCAAGAGATTATAGATCTGCTAATAATTTTTCTTTTAGTAGGAGCAAACATAGCACCGCAAGTTGCTGCAAACATTATAGAAGTCATAACCCATACTAAAATACCAACTATTATAATAAAGTTTAACATACTTAATTATATAATACAAAACTATAAAATCAAGGCTAAAACTCTCTAATTAACTCATTAAGAGAATCTAAAGGTCTAAAACGTTCGCAACAATCATCTACTATCTTTAGAGCTTGTTTTTTATCTACCCAACCACGAACTGTTACTTTCCTTTGTTCCTCTAGATCCTTATAATGCTTAAAAAAATTATCAGCTATTTTTAGGAACATCTGATCTACATCTTTTAAGGACCAATATCCTTTTCCTCTATAAGTTGGAACTCCTAATATCTTCCAATCTTGGCCATGAGAGTCTTCCATATCTAAAGCTCCTATAACATTACACTCTACTATAGTACCTCTATCAATAGGAACGTTATTGTATATTAATATATCTAATGGATCATCATCTTGACCCATAGTAGAAGGAACAAATCCATATGAACATGGATACTGCATAGAGTCAGGAAGACACCGGTCTAATTGGAACGTGTCTAGTTCGGGGTTATATTCGTACTTAGCTGAACCTCCTTTGGGTATCTCTACTACCGCATTAACAACATATGGAGAGCTCTCATTAATTTCAACTAACTCTAAGTTATGTCTCTTACTATTTTCAAAGAGACGTTTAGTGATATTTCGAATTTCTTTTCTAGTCACTAGAGTACTTATTTAACTATTTGCTAAATTCTCGTACCTTTTTCAGGAGGAGGTATCTCTATACCTTCTGGATCTTGCTCAATTTGTTTTTTAACTTCTTCAGGATCTTTACCTGACATAGTTCTTACTGCCACATATGGTGTAGTAACTGGAGTAGCTACCGCGGGGTGAGTTACATGTACGTCATCTTGAGCTATAATAACACCTGGCTGACCATTGCTAACAGACCCAGGCGGGTGATGACCATTACCTAATTTAACCTTAGCAGCTGTATGAGCACCTACATTACCGCCTACATAGATACCAAATACCCATTTCATCATATCAGCCCATCCATCAAAGTCTGTATGATTAGTAAAAACAAAAGCTGTAGCTGCTACAAATAGAGCTAATCCCGCGATGAATTTACGAGACTTTATCATTATCCTAAGCCTGTTTTTTCTTCAGCATCAAATGCAGCAGGACTTGTACCGCCACCTTGTTTAATATCTATTTCACCATCTTCGTTAGCGCTACTAGATATAAGAGCCTCTAAATTACTCATACCTTCATTATCCTCTTCTGACCTTCCAAACTTAATCTCTTCCCATCTCTCACTAAATCCCTCTGTATTCTCTTCATCAATAATCTCAAGTAACGTATCCCAGTTTGCAATATATGGCTTAAACTCCAGGAAATCTTGAACATTAAACTCTCCGACATCACCTGCATATTCAACTGCGCTCGCAAACCTATCCTCAATTGATTCAATTGATTCAGCGGATTCGTCTTTAGCTTCGTAGAGAGAGGCGTATGCCTCTTCTAAGAGCTCTTTCTCTCTAGCATTCTTATTCATTACATGTATGCTTCGTCTTCAGGAGAAACTGGGGTAGGTGCACCATGATGCTCTCCATCTTCACTATGCTTATGATGATCTAAGACATTCTGCAATGCATCAGCTATATCAGGAAATTGATCTAATCCTTCAACTTGAGCGATTGCACTATCGATTGCATTAAGTATATCTTTCTTAGATGTATCCTCGGCAGCCTCTTCAGGGCTATTATAACCATCATCTTGTGCCAAAGCATCAGCAGCATTACCAGCTACATTGTGCATCATATGAGCTCCTCCGAGCACACCCATGGCGGCTTCACTAATGAGGTCCATATCGTTTTTAAAACTATTGTGTTGTTTCATAATAATATTTATACAATACAGATACATTTTATACTATTTCGATCGAAGATCACTCGGCCAAAAAATTCTGGATGGTCTTATATTATAAACTAAATAGTTATATGGCTGATAAAAAATATAAGTATGAAGAAAATGTACCTGGTACTTATTATGTTGATGAGGAATGTATAGATTGTGATGCGTGTAGAGAGACAGCACCTAGCAACTTTACGCGGAATGAAGATGAGGGATACTCGTATGTATATAAACAACCGGTTAACGCAGAAGAAGAAGAGTTGTGTAAAGAGGCGCTGGAAGGTTGCCCTGTAGATGCTATTGGAGATGATGGTTAAACGTCTATAACCTTCGAAGACTTAATACCTATCCTAGCTGCAGCGTCTGCTAAATCACCATAATAATCTGAACCATCATCTTTTAGAAACTCTGCTGTTATAGGTGTATTGAATTGTAGAGCTTTATCTCTTTCTTGTTTCTCTTTATACGCCTGTGCACTAGCTTTACCATATTCAGTTTCTTTCTCCCAGTCCCCTATAGTACTAGTGATATCGCTTCTTAGAGCTCTATATCTTTCCTCGTCACCTGCTTCTTTAGCTGCTAACATTTCCTCTCTTATCTTTCTTCTCCCAGCTACTGCAACGTCTTTCGCTTTAAGATAGTCATCGTAATTGTGCTGTCTTTTGAATTCATCTGTTTCTGAGATATCTTGAGCCATATTATTACGACGTACATCCTTTAATAGAAACAAGATGAGCTTCTTAATAAAGTCTTGCAGATTATTAGCTTCGTCTGCGGACATATCTAGAATATCTAAACCGCTGCGTGACTCTAGTGTATTGCGTAAGAGGAGATCTAGATATTGAGGCCCTCTACCGGTATGTCCTTTATCTAGTGCTTGCTTAACAGTCATACCTTCGTATCTCTGTAGCAGCTCTTCTAATGAATTAGCACTTAGTTCGCCTCGAGTATTACTAAATGTTGTAGCTAGATTGGTTTGTTCGAAGTATATCTTAAAGGATTTCATTTAGAAATTCAAAATCGATGTTACCAGCATGTGAGAGCTCTTTATGCATCTGATTGATATCATATTGATTACCATCCTCTAGATCGATCTTCTTAGTGAATACTTCATTACCTTTGATACCAACAACTAACTCATAATATGATTCACCTTTGTATATATTACCAACTTCAACAGAATCTTCTGCTTTATACTTATCAGACATATCTCTATATGCATCAGCCTCTGAATCATATTCATTATCTTCATCATGTAAATCCTTATCTTCTTCATCAGAATACTTAGCAGCTTCTTCTGGTGTTGCTAATTTAAAACCTTTTTCCATCCAATACTCGATAAGCTTTTGAGCATTTGCTAATACTTCTATAATCTTAGGAGAACCGCTAGCAAAAGTAGGATGAAATAATTTTATCTCTTTATTGTCATCTTCGTTATAGATGCTACTATAAGCTTCTGACATTAAGTGAGCTTCTCTTGCGTTTTTATTATAAATATCGGACATATTATTATTTATGTTAAAGTTACCAAGGTTTAGCAGAAATTCCTTCTGTTGCTGCTTCTTGTGTCTTAGCTATAGCAGCAGTTAAGTTCCATATTCTAGAAGTAGTACCTGCAGCTTTCATAAACTTAAGTACCTTAGCTTTAGTAAGATTATCAAATGCAGTAAAGGCACTTACTACAGGAGTTTCTAGATTTATATTACATGGATCCCAAATCACCTCACTAGCTGATACCGGTGTAGCGCTTGTATCTTTTCCACTTAAAGCATATTTTACTGCAACTACTATATTGCTTAATGCTGATAAAGTTCCTGTTCCTGCAAATTGAACTTCAAAATCTCTTATGTTTATATCGTACGTAATAGCCATATACTTATTTATACTTATAATATAATTTTTCCCGTAATAGGAACTACCTCGGGAGCGCTAAAAAATTTTTTGAAGACATGTGGTACCTTAATTCTTTATATCGCCTCTCTATATTACCAATCTCGAACGCTAACGGTCTCTCTAGAGGGGTCTCTCTGAGCAGCGGGGGTCGAGAGAGAAACCTCTCTCGCTCAGTTACCCGAAACGAGAGAGGCTTTAGTTATGCCGATGAGAAAGTATTAGATCTTTTTCCAGACTGCATTGGTACCTCTGCCATACTTCTTAAGCTTCTTATCATCTACTAGCTGCTTAAGCACTACGTACGTTTGACCTTTAGTTAAACTGAAAGAGGACATTACTCCTTGCTCGGTAATGTTAGGCGGGTCCATCTTAAGTATATTAGCTTGGAGGTCTGCCTTACGATTAGCCTTTGACTTGATCTTCTTACCAGTCGTTACCTTATCGCCGATATGGAAGCCCTTATGACCTAGGAGGGCTTGTACTTCGATCGACTGACCGAAGCGGTTCTTCGATACTGAGATGAGCCTAGTCGTATCGTCATCAGACTCCATGTCATGGCTGATCATCATGTTAACATCTACCGAGTGCGGTACGAGGGTCGAGCCCTTTAACTGGCCAGCTTTAGTAAGGTGCATGATGAAGATCAACACACACTCTGACTCCTTAGCTTTATTGCATAGAGTACTGATGGCGTACTGCTCGAGCGCTCGACTATTCATCTTAGTCTTAGTAGTAAGGGCCTGGAACGAATCGACAACCATGATATCGTTCGCCTCCATCTCTTTAGCGATCGTATCGATATCGGTAACGTTAGCGATCTTCACACCCTTAACGTTGAGCCGCTTACAAGTAAAGGCGAGCTGGAAGCAATTCTCCTCCCCGGACGCATACGATGTATCATAACCAGCCTGTGAGAGGTGCTCAAGAAGCTGTAATGCAAATGTGGTCTTCCCGCAACCTGCTTGGGCGGTAAGAGTAATCGCTGCGCCGGGAAGGAGACCTTCGCCGAAGAGTTTATCGAAGTCCTGTACTCCGGACTTCATACGGTTAAAGAAAATGTCAGGTATAGTGATATCCTGAACGGCGGTAAAGTTTGTTTGATCTGTAATAAGTTTCATCTGCATACCTAATTATAGTATAGTTCCAATTAGAGCCAATCCTGGCATCTTGCTTCTTCATGCATCTTCAAAGCCTTCTCTAGCTTCTCCGCAACATCTGGGTTATCTGCTTTCGTCCACCCAACAAGGAAGGACAGTTCATCTCTTAGTAGCGTAGCAGCTGCTCGCTCCTCTTGTAATTTCTCAAAGTCTGTTTTCGGCATACTCTTATTATAGGCTAGTTCCTTTACCAGCGATCCATTACGTATAATACGACGAAGAAGATAGTCAGTAGTACTAGACAGCTGAACACTATGCCTTCGAAGAACTCTCGATCGTGCTTGTTCAT